GGAGAAATGGGGCTCGGGGGCATCTCAGAGCTGTATAAAAAATCGTTTATTGCTTTCTCACGATTTTGTTTTGCGTTTGCCAGTTTTTTGTTTCGGTATGTTGCTCCGCGCGCAGAGTTACAACTCTTGCATGACGCGACGTAGCCATCCTCGAGCGTGCCACCTTTATCACTCTCAACAAGGTGATCAAGTTCTGTTGCTGTGTTTTTTTTGCACCAATGGCAGATGGGTGAGTCGCGCAGTAGTTCTGCTCGTGCTTGTTTGTAGATCGTGGTGTCGTGTTCGGTTAGTTTGCGTGTCATGCTCACGCGCCTTCGGCTTGTGCTGGCGCGGCGCAAGCGCCTTGCCCTTTTGATGATGTCGGACTCATTGTGTGTCTCCGTGTTTGTTGCATTGTGTTTGTTATCTGTATGTTATGCGAACGAACCCAAGACAAAGGGATGAATGCTCCACCCACCAGATTGCCCAACTTGGTTCCCTTTGCACTCATCGCCTGATTATGTTTACAGGCCGCCTCGACGCTTCGCCCGTTTCATTTCGTCTTGCATGATTCGGGACGCGCCGATCTACCCTCGTTACCGAGTGTCACCAACTGCCGTGCGAATGGCTTAGGTCGTGCTACTAACCGATTGTTTACCCTCTCGGATTGCTGAGAGTGTAGAGAATGTACTCCATGTCACTTGGCTTCCAGACCGCTGCATGACAGCCAGCCATCTCACAAGCGTTTAACCAAATCTTTTGTCCAGGCGTCAACTTGCCCTTTTCTGCTTTTAACTCAATGACCAACGGCCGACCGCCTTGGAATGGGTGCACCATAAACAGATCAGGGAAACCTGCATCTCCTTGGACGTTTGTCATCCAGCGTCCTCGACTGTTCTGTGCCGGCAGATCGTGATGCACTAGCCAGCCGTAACGCTTCGCGACGCTGATGACCATGTCCTTAAAGTCGGCTTCGCTGATCTTTGGGTCAAGTTTCATTGTTTGCCACGCTTACGGCCAGTAACTCTGCGAGGGTCATCAAACATGCTTACAAACAGCGTCAGCATTAATCCGAGCAAGATGCCTACAAGGTTCGCCCACAGAAACCACATCATTTTAGCACTTCAATAATCTTTGATGCTTCATGCGATTTCAGCAGCTCTAACACCGCTTCGTCGCTGTCCAATGTGCGCTGGATAAGTTCAAGTAAACGCAGGTCATCAAACCCACCGTCCTTGGCAAGTTTCTTGATGTAACCGATCTGCTTAGGCGTGGCAAATGCACCAGAGGGTATGTGCACAGGATTTTGCCGTGTATCGGTTGGTGTGCTTAGGCGCTCAACCTTTTGCATTTCGTTGCGTGACGGCCTTGGGCCACTTGCTGGAGCCTGTAATGGGCAGTTGGCAATAGCGCGACCAATAGCGCTCGTTTCACAATTCTCAACAAACGACGTGGCATTAACACCGCGGTCGCTTTTGATTTCTTCTGCGTAGCCCGTAGCGACTGGCACCCTGTCTTCTTTGTCGGCATATAGTTCGCAATAGAACACGCAAGCGTCGCCTGTGTAGTTCATCATGCAGGTATAGACGCGCCCGTTCGGGTATGCAGCCCACCAGCGAACGAGGCGTTGCTCGACTGTCTCGTAGTTGCTTAGGTCAAAACCCATCAGATGCCTGCCCAGACGCTTAGACGTTGTGCATGGTCATGCGCGCCACCGCGCTGAGCGTATGCCAGTTCGCCTGTGTTGCGAATAAGACCACGACGCGCAGCTGCATTCAACCGACCAGCAATGCCTTTAGTAACTGGAAACTGATCGCCCAGGTGCTTCCAAATGTCGTCAGATGTGAAGAACCCTTTAGTGCGCGCAACGTGCAAGATCGCAGCGTCAACCTGGTTTTGTTCAATCTTTGTCCAACGCGCATCAGCAGACGACTGTGACGCCAACATCCCTTGGATGAATGGCGCTTGTTTTCTTGCCGGCACACGGCCGTCACATACGAAATGTGTTTTGCCTTGAATGTCTGGGTAGGCGATGGTTTCTTTGCAGATCGTGCAGGTTTTCATTGTCGGAATCTCCCTTGTCGGTTAGGAATGTGCTTGTAGTGCTTTGATTGCTAAGTCGAGTGTAGTCACATCGTGCAATGGCATCGGGTCTTCTAGTGACAACGAGTTTTTCATGCCTTTAAGACGCTGGATAATGCTTGCGTGTGGGTTTGTGCTTGTGTCTGCAATCTGGTTGATTAAATCAAAGATTGCCATGTCGTGTCTTGTTGTCATCATTTGCTCCATTACCATTCGTCGGGTTTCTTCTGATAGTTCGCCTTGATTCCATGCACAACCTTCGCTCATTTGGTTGCGCTCCATGGCCCCCAGCCGTAACCGTGTTTGTCAACGCCGTAGTTGTAAATTGCTAACGCTGCGCGCAGATTAGTTTCAGCCTGTAACAAGTTTTCTTCGCTTGTAATCAAACCGCGCTCTTTTAGCCAGGGCGTCCAAAAACCATTCAGTTGCATTAATCCACGGGAACCACCTTGTGGGTCTTTGCTGTTGTAAGCGTTCGGGATGCAACGCGACTCCCTAAACATGACCGATTCGAGCACGGTGCGCTGATCGGCAGGCCAACCAAGGTTGACGGCAAGCGCGCTAAATTGCTCACAAGCCGACGTGTACGGGTCAATGTAAATCGTTGAGCTGGTCGTCGTGGTCGGCTCAATGAGGTATGGCTGAACGTCAAACGGCGCCAAAGCAATAGTCCTAGACGGGCTACCAGACGCGTCAGGAGCCCCTGTGAGCGCCGTAAAACCGAAAACAGTACAAAGCACTAACCCAATAATTTTTTCTGCAAAATAGTTCATCGTTTCTCCAAAGGTATGGGCACGCCCCAACTGGATGCGTGCGATCTGAATGCGATTTGTCCCATGAGGAACTTGCCCGACTCTGGGCTTGAAAATATCTGAACCAAGATCTCTTGGCCGTTGTCCATTACTCCCGTATAGACGCTGTAATCAACTATCTTTGGGTCAGTCATTGCCTGTCCTTTTGTCGGTACTCCGACCTTAGAACATAGATCAAGCCTTGGGTGGGATTTCCCCAAACACCTTTAAGAATGCGGCTTTTACCCAAATTACCGAGTCTGCAGCTTGTGGGGAAATCTCGATGTGGAACCACCGACCGCCAGGTGCACCTGACACGGTTTTGCTGTCGTAGTTCTTCCAAGCCTGTCGGTCGCAACGCCATGCCGCGCCGAATTCTTTTGGGAAATAATCAATCACCATTTGTATGCCCAACTCATTTGCATTAGCAATCATTTTGTCAATAAATGCTTTAGCGTTTTTGCGTGTTGCGTTTGGGTTCTTTTCGGTTGTCGTAAATCCAGCATCCCACGCTCGACCTGTTGCATGGACACTTAGCGTTCCTGGCTTCCCTTTGACGTCGCGCTGGCCCCAACTTCCAAGATTGACAAATGCGCCATTTGAGTGCGCGGTCACTTGCTTAATAAACTCGTTCATGCCTGCACGTGGTGCTGGTGATGCACCGTCTGCGTTGCCTATGTAGTCGCGTGCGTTTGGCACGCCAGGCTTAGCCTTGGCTACTGCCACGACCAAACTTCATGTCTTTAGGGTTGAAGTAGCGCAACGCTGTTGGGCAAACCGCGCCGATTGCAGCTGCTAACAATGCTGACGGGTCGGTGTTGCCTGTGACCGCAAGTGCGACAACGGCGGCGAGCATTGAGCGACCGTATGAGGCGAGTAGGGCTTTGTCACTTGGTTTCATCGGTTGACTCCTTTGCTTTAGATTTTAGCCCGTTGCCGGCAACAAGACCTGACAATGTGCCAGTCAAGAACACGCACAACGTGGACAGTAGATCGATGATCTGGGCGTCTGTGGGGGCCTGTTCCATAGGCTGGTCAACAAACAGGATGCCGTAGATAAATGCAATGATGGTGAACGCAAAGCAGATTGCCATGATGCGGCCAACAAATACGATTAGCCCTGCGTGATGTTGTTCTGGTGTTTTAGTCACAACTGGCTTTAGTAAAGCACTTGTATTCGACATTAGTTTTGCTAATGGTGCAACCACTACAACCCCAAATCACGACCGCTACAAGTAGCGCGTAGCCGATTAGGTAATGCCATTTCACGAAGGATTTGGCAACAGCACCGACATGGTTTCTGTCCCTGTTGATGTGATGCCATAAATGGTTTCGTTTGGTGGTAGTTGTATGCGCATTACTCCAGCTTCTTTATCAATATAAAATCCTGTGCTGGTTGTGACCGCTGAATTGCCTAAGTAAACAATTCCGTTTCCGATGTTGTGCAACATGATTTCGCGCCAGCCAATCCATGCTGGAACGACCAGCGTTGGTGATGTTGTTACGGATACTTCGATAGACCTCATAATGGTCTGCTTGGAAACTTGATTTTCTTTGGGTCTTTGTTGCTTGCTGGTAGGTCGCGCAATGCTTGACGGTAGGTTGCCCATGCTGCCTTGTCGGCTGTGCTGTCGGCTACTTGTGTCCAGTCGCATGAAGTTAGTTCGGCATTACGCCAGTTTCGGATGCGTTCAAAAAGGTATTCGTTAGGTACATCTTCAGGCGTTTCGTGAAACGCTACAAAATCTAAATAGTTCATTTATGCCACCTGATAAGTAAAAGTGTGAAGCAAAACATCACCCGTTGCCCAAGTAAAAGGTATTGCAGATGTGACTCCTACCGAACTTCCTAAATATGCTCCATTTGTTTGCGGACTCAACGAACCAAAAGTAGTCGTCGTAACTGCAAATGTGCTTAGGGGGTAACGAGCGTTTGCGCTTGCGTCATAAGCTAAACCATTGACTCCAGCATCAAATTCTGCACCGCTGCTATAGGCAAATGGCATACTAAAAAATGGAGTACCAACAAAAGTTGTTGTAGAACCAATAACTAATCTTATGGTAAAAGTAACAATTTTATTTGTTCTGTTATATGTTCCAGTAATTGTTCCGTTGCCTAATGTCCAACCAGTCATAACTGGTGTATAAGCAACCGTTTCACCAATGCCGTTCATTTGTGCAGCGGTCAGCACCGCGCCAACAGAAAAAGGAAACGGGTTAGCCATAGTGTCACCTACCTTAGATCGTGTAAACCATTGATGCGAGCATTACGAACCCCAATTCAATCGCGACTCGTCAAGAACGCCCTGCGTAGTCGAGTTTAGGATAAAGAAGTTGTAAATCGTAAACGGCGCAAGGTAAACCGTCCACGTTGTTTCTGATGGGGTTGCCGAACATGACCAGCCTGTAGCAATAACTTTTAAGTCACGGTCAACGGTGTCGCCTGGTTGACGATATTTAAGCACCGAGTTAACGGTCGGTAAATCGCGCATTCCGGCAAGCCAATCGCGGTAAGTGTTTGTTGTTGGGAAGTTTCCGCCGTCAACTTGTGTTTTGTCGGTAAACGATATTTCTGCGTTTATGAGATTTAGATCAGATAACACTTGAACCAAATATGATGCCAATTCGTCAGCGCCCGTGGTTGTGCTGTCGTTTGATGTTAAGTCTGCACCGTAAACGCCGTAAGCAGCAATAGACGCTGTGTTGGATTCTATTTGAGACGCTAAACCAACAGGGTTGACAGTTACTTGGTTGGCAAAAATGTCAAAAAACTTGTTGCGTCGAATGTCTTGATAACCGATTGTGGATGTTGATGGCGTGCGTCCGTAAACGTATTGTGATGCACGCGCATCTGCACCACGGCCATACATTTTTATGTCCCCACCTAATGCCAATGGTGCACCTGGGTAGGTGTTCGAGGTTAGATAGCCTTGTTCGGTGTCCATGCATTGGCGCATAAAGTCGGCAACAGAACCAGTCCAAGTTTGTGCGGATGCGTAACTTCGAGCGCCAGGGGTAAAGGCTGCAGTTACTGGCGCGCCGTTGTCGTTGATCATTTTGCGTGCCTGATAAAGCGAATAGGTGCTGCCAAGAGTGGTTACAGCGTTTACTCGCGCTCGACCTAACCGCGCAATGTTGTCCTCGCCAAGAATGGTAATAGTGCTGTTGTTCATTGTACCGGGCTCATCGTTGTACACGAACGAGGTAATCCAAAACACCATTGCTGTGCCCTCATAAGCGTTGGTAGATGGGATTAGGCGAAGCTGATCACCAAGGTTGCCTGAAAACGTTGACTCATCATTGTTGGCAATAGTGACCGAACAAGTGTTGCCGTTGTAACTATCAATAAACCTTTGACGGCCAGTAGAAAAGTTAAGAGAACGAATACCCGAATAATCAATTCCTTTTGTTTCGTTCCTAACTCTCCATGCGGTGGTGCTCACAACAATGCACCTGGCAGGGCACCGTTCTGACGGACATAACGCTCAAGCGCATTGACGACTTGTTGTGGATCTGCTCCTTGCACGTTTACGGTGATGTTTGTTGGGCTTGACATTTGACCCATTTTTGACAAGGGCACAATTGCTTCTGGGCCTTTTTCGCCTACGAGAGCCAAAGTTGCCGACGTGACAATGCCGCCGTTGCCGAAACGTGGGATGCCCATACGTCCTGCAGCTGGTCGCGGCGGTTCGGTTGCGCTTGGAATGAATTTGGCAAGATCAGGCAGTCCCCCGATAATGTTGGCCACGTTGCCTATGACTGGCATTGCAAGACCGCCAAGGATTTTGGCTGCAAGACCACCAATGCTGTTGATTGCGCTCATGGCATCCACAAGTTTGTTAAACGCAATTGCCAAGCCGATCACGGCTGCGGTTGCCAAAATAAACGGGTTAGTTGCCAAAGCAATGTTTAGCGCGACAACGGCAGCTGCTATTGCGCCAATGGTCAACGCAATTCGAGTAAATGCTTGAGGGTTATTTTGTGCCCAATCAGCAAACCTTTGCATAAACGGAAGCACTTTCTGAAGCACAGGTAGAAACGCTGCACCGATTCCTTCTTTGGTTTCCGCAATTGAGTTTTTAAAGATTGCCATTTTTCCTGCAGCAGTTTCAGCGTTCTTTGCAACCGCGCCACCAAAGGTTCCGCCAAGCACGTCCATGACTTGCTCAAGGGTTGCGCCCTCTTTAATCATGGTTGCCATCTCTGGTGACAAAGATCTGAGCGCCTTAAAGTTGCCTTGGTATGCCTTGGCAAGCGCGTCAGCAACCGTTGTGCTGTCCATTTGTAACGCGGTGCTTATGTCCATGACAAGGTTCATGTCACGCATTGCCATGTCAACATCTTTGGTTCCGCGCACTAATGCTTCAAGTGACTTGCGGTATTCGGTGTCAGCAATGCCGGACGCTCGACTCATTGCGCTAATTTGATTTTCAATCTGTGCGGTTTGTTTAGCGCCAGCGCCCGTGACATTTTGCAAAGTAAGCGCTAAAGCCGCCTGCTCCTGCTGGTCTTCCATGGCCGCCTTAGTTGCGTCACCAAGGGCAACAGCCAAACCGCCAAGCGCCGCAGCTGCAGGAATCGCTGCCTTCTTAATCGCAAACTGTGCCTTTTCGCCAACAGTCTCAAGTTGCTGGAATTGCTTGACTGCGCGCTTGACCCCAGTCCCGTCAAATTCTGAAATTATCGGGATATTAATTGCCATTACGCCGTCTCTCTGTTCGCTTCATCCATGACGCGCTTAACCAACTGCTCCATCTCGGACATGACATCATTTTGGCGTTGCTCGTACGCTTTCCACATTACTCGCGAACTACGCCCATAGCGTGCAGTTAGCGCACGGCCAAGCGAACCAGCCATGGACGTGTCAAACATGGTGCCCGTAGCACCCTTCCATTGGATGCTAAACGTGCCAACGTTTGTCTTGTTCCCTTGATATTCCTTAATCGCTCGAGTATTGATTTTGGCAGCAATCTTCTGTTTCATACCAGGTATCCAGGGCAGCATCTGGAACCCTGATCGAGTTTGCCAATTGCGAGCCATGCCAGACAAAGGAACGCTGGACGGCACAAGCTTGTTGGCGTCGTCAATAACAGGTTTTACAATCCGCTTATAATCTTTGGTGATTTCGCGTCGCAAAGATTTGTCAATCTTGTTAAGCGTCTTCAAAGCATCCTTAAGCCCGACGACCTCAATCTTTGTTGACACTCCGTTCACGTCATCTCCGTTTTTTGTTTGCCTCGTTAAGCACTTTAATGACCGTTGCCAAGTCTCGTGAGTCAAACACAATGTCGCTGGGCCACCAACCGACCGCGACTAACACTTCTGCTAATTGGCGGCGGTAGGTGCCGCGTCCGTAGGGTTTGGGTCTGTCTCGTCCAGTACCGGCAGAATGTCGATGTCAGGGTTTTTGCTTAGCCATTCGCGCCAGTTGTCACCAACTTGCTCGCCTTTAATCTTGAGAATTGTGTGCATCCAGCAGGCGTAATCCGAGTACAACGGGTTTGCTGAGAGCTGTTGAATGTTGCGACGTTCAAGCCGTTCCCATTCCGTGACCACAAACATGTTTGTGTAGTAAAACTCGGGTGCGCTGTCGGCCGTGCGCTTTAACTGCAATTTGATTTTCATGTGTCTCCTATGTCGGCTTGGAGCCGTTGATTATGCGGTTGTGTCAACCGAGTACGTGCCCCCCTGGAGCTCGATCTCGTAAACACTAAGCTCACCCAAGGACGAATTTACGACAGGCAGGCTTGAAAAATAAGTATCCGTCAAAATAAACCCTGGATTCGTTGCCGAATCAGCGGCGCTTGTTGGATTTACTTTGACGGTGCACTTAGTGCCGAGCAACGGTGCAAGAACTGCGTACGACTCTGATGCTGCATACGATGCGTACACAGTCAAGGTCAATGAGTTGCTGAACAGGCCAGCAGTCATGGTGCGCGATGTTTGACCGAATGCGGTGTCTTCAAGAGCTTCTGCAGTCACGGTCAATGTTGCTGCGCTGACCTGATCGGTGATGTCGACAATGGTGCCAATTGCTGTTCCGATTTTTACGACTGGATTTGAGAGATATGTTGATGCTGGCATGTTTGCTCCTTAAGTTCTGATCTGATAGTAGATGATTTGTATTAGGTAGTAGTGGATTATGCGGTTTGGGCTTGGATAGCGCAATCAAGGTCATAACAAGGGTACAACGCGCCACCAATCTCAAGGCTTGACGGACGGCCAGCCATGACAATGATTGACGAGCCAAGCACGGTTGCCACAATGCCAAGGATTGAGCGAAGCACCGGCAGACCTGCAGGCCCAGAGCCAATGACTTTGATCGGAAACTCGAGGCGCACAATGTTGCCGTTGCCAGCAAACGTGGTGAAGTTCGGCGCGTCAAGGTACACGCAATTAGGCACAAGTTTGGTTGGGTCGTTTACAACACGCAGACCAGACACGGCAGTCAGCGTCGCTGTTACATCATCAATTGCTTCGTTAAACAGGTCGGTGTACGACATCAGGCAACCGCTGGACGAGGGATACCGAGCAGCTGCTTGACGATCGGGGTCAGACTTTGCTGTGGTGCTGTGCCCATGCCGTCAAACGTGGCGTACGTTGCCTCTATTGAGCCTCTGGAGCGCCACAGAGCGGCGCAATACATCAAAGTGCCCAATGTTGCGTCACCGCCAGGAGAAGTCGTTAAGGAATCGATATAGCCTGACTCCTGCCTTCTGCGATATGCGAACTGGTTGCCAGCCGAAACTGATTGCGTGAGCAACGTGTAATCGTCTGACGGGTTCGTAATCGTGATGCCAAGGTAAGACATGACCTGCGCGGCAGTTACCCACGTGCAAACAGGATCATTGGCAACAGTCCCAGACGCTGCGACACGCTCAACATCGCTTGCGGTCTTGGCGTAAAGCACCTGGTCAGCAATCGGTATCTGATAGTCGTAGAGCAGATCGCCCTGCGTATCAATTCCAAGGAACAAATACTGTGGCAATGCGCGCACCGAGTAAGTGCCGTTGAATGTTGCGTCAACTCCAGCGACCGTGATTGAACTGCCGACTGCAATCTCCGATGGGGTTAGGAGTTGCAGTACGGCAAAGTTGTCAATCAGGTACTTGTTGGTAACTGTGTATGTAGCCATGAGCGGATGCTCCGCTCTCGACTAAGCCTGGGTGATCTTGCGAATCATGCCACCGATTGCAGCGAAGGTGCTGACGTATCCGTGGAATGACATGTTGCGACCCAAGACTGACGGCTGTTCAACGCTCATGAGGCCACGGATGGATTCGTAGAACTCGTAAGCATCGCCTGCGCCTTGACCAACACGGGTGATGATCATGGTCTTGGCAGCGAAGTTGCTGTCAACTACCAACTGCAAGCCAAGTGGGTTGCCGTTCCATGATGTTGCTGTTGCGTTACCAAGTGCGTTCTGACCGGTGAGGCCAGCGCCAATGAATGGGAATACTGGACGGCCAGTTGTGTCGGCAAGTTGTCCAAGTTGACCCCATACGTCTGGGCTTACGAACATGTGGGTTGGTGTCCAGTTGCGGTTTGTTGAAATGTCAACTGCTGAGTCGTAAACAGACTTAAGCAAGTCGGCAACTGTTCCGTCCCAAACGCCTGACGATGTTGCTGCGGTGAGCAAGTTGTCTGCAGCAAGGTTGTCAGAAGCGATCATGTATTCGCCCATGAGGTCATTCAAGATCAACTGCATTGCTGCAGGTGAAGTGAAGTCAATGTCCTGAACTGACAGCGTTACTTGACCAGCAAGTGTGGTTTTGCTGATTGAGTTGGATGCGATCACCATGGTTGTTGCTGATGCTGCACCAAGTTCTGATTGTGATGCAACGCTGGTGTGCGTGGTGATTGTTGGACGGATAAATGTCTTTGACTGTCCGCTGTCTGGGTAAGCGCGTGCGCCTACAGCATCGACTACTGGACGCAAGAAGTTCAGGTCTTGAACCAATGGCCCAAGTACAGGTACTGGCAAAAGACCAGGTGTGTCAGTTGTAAGAACGTCGCCTGCAGCTGCCTGCAATGCGGTGCGCTTTGATGCGGTGTATTCGGCTACTGCAGCGTTCATGTTCTTGAACGTGTCTCCACCGATGTGGTAAGCGGCCATGAACTCGCCTGCGGTTGGCAAGATAAATTCTTTTTTGGCCTGTGCGAAAATTGGTGCGGTTGGGATTGTTGCCTCAACTGCTGGTGCGGTTACTTCTGACATGGGTTCTATCTCCTGTTCTGGGACTACTTCTTTATTTAACACTACTTCTTCTGGCTCTTGGTGGATACTCGCAGCGACGGTAGCAATGTTGGCCATGTCACCAAACGCGCCGATCGGAACGAGCGACAGCTCTGTCCAGTCGGCTGCTTCAATGATCATGGTTCCTGCTTCGTCGTATGAGAACTTGGTTGGGTTTACGCCAACGGATACTTGGTCAATCGTGCCGTCCGATGCCATAACTAAAGCGTCGTTGCCAAGGCTGGTTGCGCTGATCTTCGCGCTAAACATCATTCCCTGTTCCGTATCTACGCGCTCGGTCACAACACCAACTGGCATGCTTGCGTCGTGGTACATAAACAGGCGTGGTGCTTTGCCCTCGACTGGCAATGAGCCTGGACGGAAGATCACAGCTGTGCCGTCCGAAACCGTTGCCGGCACGTTGTAGGGAACGGCGGTTCCGCTAATCGTGCGTCGTGGCGCGTCGCCTTTGGCAGCGTCAAGCGTAAAATCTCCTGCAATTAACTTAATCATCGTGCTAACTCCTCTTGAGTGTTTTCTCTTACAACTACTTCTTCATTATCCATGCGATCGGCCATAAAGTTTTCTTCTAAATATTCATCGGCATCAAACTCAACGTATGTTCCGCGCGGTAGCACATTGTCCATTGACAAAGCACCAGCAATTGCATCGGCATACAATTTCACACCAAACAAATAAAGATCGGCACGTGCTTGCTGTGACGACTGGTATGAGTAGGCGCCAGTAGCAACGCCCACCAAATACGGTGGCACATTTGCCAGACGCGACATTTCAAGCGCCTGATATTGCGACGCCTCAATCAAAAGCATCTTGTCAGGTGTGCTGTTTGTTTCCGTGTATGTCAAATACTCGTTAAGCGCTGCAGTCTGGTTGGTTGCTCGAGCGGCATTAAACGCACTTGCAAGATCAGCAAGTTCTTGCGCGCTAAGTGGTTCGCCACCAGTTTGTTTAAGTACGCCGGCAGGAATGCTTGACGATGCGTTGCGGTTGCGCGCTGCTTCAAGTTTTAACGCGGTCTCAATTGCGCCTGGTGCCGAGTAGATCAGGCCTTGTGCTGGAGACAAGAATTGCACGAGGTTTGCTGGGTCAATTTCGCCGCCTTGGAAATACACCTGTGACGATGGAGCAAACCACACAGGGCCAGCCATGTCTGTTGTTGTAATTGAGCCTGCAGGCAATCGAGTGAACGTGGCAGGGTAGCCGTCAGCGGTGCGTGAGGTGATGTACCAAAACGCGCGACCAAACATCATGAGGTCATCAAGAGTCCAGCTCATAAGAAACTGGAACGAAACTGTTGGGTCTGGTCGGCGCAACCATGAACGTGGAGCGATGTAAATCTTCTCCATTTCTTCGCCGTTCCAAAACTCGTTGTATGAGCGAAGATTCATTGAGCCGATTACCGACGCCATAAGATCGCGCGCACGGTTGATCGTTGGGACGCTAATCGCCGCGTTACGCGCTTCG